CTTATTTCCATAAGGAGGCGGAATCCCACGCCTTCACAATGCTCCTAGGGCGGAGATTCAAAAATCTCGAAGAACACGCCCAGGTCGTCAGGAACGAGGTGCTCGCGTTCCTGGCCAAGTGGGGGGAGCACAGACCTAGCATCAGGAAGGATATCGTTGCTAAGGTCGTGTTGGCACACAAGAAAACGCTCCCCCACCTTATCAACGACGTGGTCCTCAGTTGGGAGGACATCGAGCCCACCCCGATATACGAGTTGCCTGTATCGAGGTTTACATCTTTGAGCAACTGGAAGAGACTGCCGTACGAAGGATTCAATGCCTTTAAAATCAAGACACGGCAATACAAGGTAGTACCGGGATCGTTGAGATATACCGATCCTTCCCTCGGTGTGAAACAGAGGGAAATAGCCAGAAGACGCCGCAAGGAAGTCACCACCAACCTCTGGCGAACTGGTACTATCCAGTCTCTCGAGCCCAGCTATGTCAAGCAAGAGCTGGATCGTAGTTACACCGAGGTGTCTCTAGAGACCCTCGAGCGATTCTCAGTGGCGCTTGAAGAGCACACATCCTGGTTGTGTGCCAATGGTTTGGAGGCAGGAGGTAACCAGGAAAACCCGAAACGCTCATAAGTAACAAGGGGTTAGTAGAGAGGCAAACATTGCTCGTCCCACCTACACTAGCCAAGGATAATGTTACCCGGTTCTGGAATCCAAATAATGAGCAAGAAATGACTTACTATGCGCAAACAGCCGGCGCAATACAAGCAGCCTGGGAGCTTAGGCACAAACCTGTACCATCGATTGCGTGCAGCCTCCCAGAGATAAACAGTAAGTACAAAGACATCCGCAAATGGACACGCGAGGAGTTCATTGCTGCACAACCATCAACCAAGCGGAAAAAATACCTCGGCTTTCTTGACGCGACTCACACGCCGTCTAACATCATCAAGACATTTGTCAAGAAAGAGAAAATCGCAATCGATAAGTACAGAGCCCCCAGAATGATCCAGGCGAGGAATCCATTTTACACCATGGAGCTGGGGAGATACACAAGACCGCTAGAGGAGATGATGCTGTTGAAGGACAAACAGAGCGGCCGATTCGATTATGCCAAAGGGTTGACGCCTCGCCAACTCGGCAGAACTTTCGAATCGAAATCAAACAAAATGAAACAACCGTTATACGTTTGCATGGATCATACGACATTTGATGCCAGAGTGAACGCTGAACACCTCAGACACGTACATAGGTGGATCAGAAAACATTACCCCAAGGATAAAGAGTTGGAAAAATTACTCCTGGGTCAAATAAACAATGTTGCGGTTAGTTTTCAGGGGAACGTGTTTAAGTGGAAAGGAACCATAGCAAGCGGTGATATAACAACTTCATTCTATGGTTGCTTGATCAACAAGCTCATGCTGCAAGATGCCCTAACTGCAGCTGGTGTCCGAAAATACGAGCTAATGATCAACGGAGACGATAGCATCGTGATAACAGAAAACCGGTACAAACACCTCATCCCGGAGTTGCCTAAACTGTTATTAGAGCGTAACAACATGCTCACTAAAATCGACTTGGTAACAAATGACCCAGCGGAAGTCGAATTTTGTCGTATGCATCCCCGTCAGGACAACGACGGGAACATTATGTTTGCGATCGCGAAAGAGCGACAGGAGAAAGTCTATGGTATGACTCATAAAATAAACAATACAGACCTCAATACATACCAGAAAGACATCGCTCTTGCAAACATGATAATCTACCGTAACACACCACGTCAAGGTACATTCGAGCGTCTGTACAACGAGCGATCGGCGGAGAGGTACCGTCCGTTGGAAAACCTGAGGATCTTGGACCCAATTCTAGCCCAATTGGTAGAGATGGCCACCAACGATATGCAACTGCCCGATCACGCAACGCAGCTCCCAGTGCCGCTGGTAGAAAAAGTGAACATCAAGACCTGGAAACCTGTCGAGTATCCAGTCAGAACCGTCGACCACGTGCTAGAAAACATCTACTAGTACTTATGAGTTTCTCATCAAACCCTACCCCGGGATTGGCCTGATGAGAACTACAACAACTTA